GATAATTTTAAATCTTCGAGCCTACCTTGTATTAGTATCTCTAGCTTATTCATAATGACTACCTTTAGTTGATAATGATTCTCATTTACAAGGGTTCCTCTCCCTTGCCTCTTGCACCCATTATAGAGCCTGATCAGCTACATGCTAATGCTTTGTGTGCATGACCTTAATAAACTATATGCATCTAATGCATAACCTACATGCTACCTTCTATCACACGCGCCCGTGTACGCGAGTACTACATACTGTCAGCAATGTCAAGCACTATTATTCTCAAGCATAGCCCATTGATAATGTCAACAACTGTTTCATCATGTATACCTTAGGGTATCTACATGCACACTCACACTTCCCTTATGCAATACCCGTGCCAACAATGGGCCGCATGTATAACCTGTGTATAACTTATGCACAACATGCGGACCCTGTGGGTAACTATGTGCAAAACCTGTGGATAACTTTGGGGACGGGGGGGCGCTGGGGTATCGCAGGATTGTTACTGTACCCGCCAGTATACAAAATAGTAGGAAATTGGGATTGACACCTGTATCCTCATGTGTACTGTAAGTCTTTGTTATATATAAGTAAACATAGGTCGCCCACAGGGATGACACAAGCTAACAAAAGGGACATGGGAATAACTTTAATAATATAGTAAATAAAGCTTGACTTAAGGGCTTAGATATGATATAATAACTAGTATAATAAAGAGATAAAGATAACCAAGCGCCTTAAGACTACTTAACGGAACACTTTAAGATTAAACTTTAAAGAATATAATTAAAGTATATCCTAAAGTATACTTAAGTATACTTAAGATAACCAAGGGATATATTTTGAGTAGCGAAAAGCAATCTAAAGAGGGTCAGTCCGCGAAGCGGATTGGGCGGCCAAAAAAGAAAGATGTTGTGTCAAAGACAACAGGCTCCCGTAACAAGGTAGGTCGTCCTAAAGGTGATGCTTCAATCATCAACGACTATAAAGCTAGGATGCTTGCTTCCCCTAAGTCTAGGAAGGTCTTGGATTCTATATTGTCAGCAGCCTTGGACGATGATCATAAGAATCAAGCAGCGGCTTGGAAGTTGTGTATGGATAGATTACTGCCCGTTAGCTACTTTGAGAAAGATAAGGCAACTGGTGGAAAGAGTGCAATCAATATATCAATCACAGGCGTGGGTGGAGAAACTACTATCATCTCAGGCGGTAACGAACAAGAACCCATTGAAGGGGACTACACTGATGTCGAGCATTGATCAAGAGCTAAAGTACTTTGCTAAAGCAGAGTTTGCCTGTCAGTACACAGGTGAGAATGAAATTAAAAATGATTTCTTAATAAAACTTGATAGCTTGCGCGATGTCTGTGGTTTCCCTTTTATAATAACAAGTGGTTTTAGATCAAAAGACCATCCCATTGAACGAAGCAAGGAAAATTTAGGAACTCATGCCCAAGGTATTGCCGCAGACATTAAAGTTAGCAACGGAACACAGCGTTACAAGATTGTTGAGGAAGCTATTAAAATGGGCTTTTCAGGAATCGGAGTTGCTTCTAACTTTATTCATGTTGACATCCGCGACTTGGACACTAACGAGTCTCCTGTAATGTGGACGTACTAATTGGCTGATTTAAAGGTTGAGCTACTACCTTGGCAGCAGACAGTATACGAAGACAAGACACGCTTTAAGGTCATAGCAGCAGGTAGACGTACAGGTAAGTCACGATTGGCTGCTTGGGCTTTAATACTTAACTGTTTGTCAGCTAAGAAGGGTCAGGTGTTCTACGTAGCTCCTACACAGGGACAGGCTAGGGACATTATGTGGCAGATGCTGCTAGAGCTAGGCAACCCTGTTATCTCTTCAAGCCATGTCAATAACCTACAGATCAAGTTTATTAATGGCGCACTCCTGACACTTAAGGGCGCAGACAGGCCGGAGACCATGCGTGGTGTCAGCCTTAAGTTCTTAGTCATGGATGAGTATGCAGATATGAAGCCAGAGGTGTGGGAGCAAATCCTACGTCCGGCTCTTGCGGATCAGAAAGGTGATGCAATGTTCATTGGTACGCCAATGGGTCGCAACCACTTCTATGACCTATATTCATACGCAACCATTAGTGAAGATGATACCTTTGTAGGCTATCACTTTACAAGCTTTGATAACCCACTGCTAGACCCTGAAGAGATTAGAGCCGCTGAGAAGTCAATGTCAGCCTTTTCCTTCCGACAGGAGTTCATGGCATCCTTTGAGGCTCACGGTAGTGAACTGTTTAAGGAAGATGATGTCAAGTTTAGTGAAGAAGAGCCTAAGGAAGGTGAGTTTTACATTGCAGTGGATTTGGCGGGTTTTGCTGACGTACAAAAAGTAACTACTAAAACAAACAGGCTTGACCAAACGGCCATTGCAGTTGTTAAAGCAGGTGTTGATGGTTGGTGGGTTGCTAATATTATACATGGGCGTTGGGGCGTAGAAGAGACTGCTAGGAAAATCTTTGAAGCAGTTAGAGACTACCGTCCACTAGCTGTAGGCATTGAGAAAGGTGCTTTAAAAAACGCTGTACATCCATACTTAAATGACCAGATGAAAAAAAATCAACGGTTTTTTAGAGTAGAAGAACTTACACACGGTAACAAAAAGAAAATAGATAGGATTGTGTGGGCTTTACAAGGCCGTTTTGAACACGGTAACATCACATTAAACAAAGGTTCTTGGAACAGTCAATTTTTAGATGAGTTATTTCAATTTCCTAACTATTTAGTTCACGATGATTTAATAGATGCCTTAGCATATATAGACCAACTTGCAAAAGTTTCTTATGCTTATGATTATGAAGAAGAAGAATACGAATTTTTAGACAAATACGCAGGGTATTAACTATGTTAGAAGAAAAAGATGAGTTTCTTATAGAACAAGACCTAGAAAACTGGGTAATAACTAAGTGTGATTCTTGGAGAGATCATTACGAAGCTAACTATGCACAGAGGTTTGAAGAATATTACCGTTTGTGGAGAGGACAGTGGTCTATAGAAGATAGATCAAGAGAAACAGAACGCTCTAAAATTATTACTCCTGCCCTACAGCAAGCGGTAGAGTCCTCAGTAGCAGAATTAGAGGAAGCTACTTTTGGACGAGGTAAGTGGTTTGATATTAAAGATGACATACAAGACCAAGACACTCAAGATATTGAAATGTTGCGTAAACATCTTGATGAAGACTTTACAAAGAACAAAGTACGTAAAAGTGTAGCAGAGTGTCTTATAAATGCTGCTGTGTTTGGCACGGGAATTGCTGAAATTGTACTATCCGAAGAAAAAGAGATGGCCCCTGCTACTCAACCAGTTATGGGAGGAGAGCTACAGGCAGTAGGTGTAAACATACGTGAAAGAACTTGTGTTAAACTACGTCCTGTAATGCCTCAGAACTTCCTTATTGACCCTGTAGCTACTGATATTGATTCAGCTTTAGGATGTGCTATAGATGAGTTTGTATCTTCACATTCAGTAGAGCAGTTACAGGAAAGTGGTGTATATCGTGATGTTGATGTTTCTTCGTCAGCTACTCCTGACTTTAATATAGAGCCAGATCAAGACTTAACTCGCTATGATGATGATAAGGTACGACTTACTAAGTACTATGGTCTTGTACCTCGACATTTGCTTGTAAAAGCGATGGCCGATAAAGATTCAGAAGATGAAGTTGTTGAATTAGACGGAGAAGAGGATAGTTCTTATTACGTGGAAGCTGTTGTTGTTATAGCTAATGGCGGTACATTGCTTAAAGCTTCTGAAAATCCTTACATGATGCAGGATCGTCCAGTAGTGGCATTCCCATGGGATGTAGTCCCTAGCCGTTTCTGGGGCAGAGGAGTATGTGAGAAAGGCTACAACAGTCAAAAGGCGTTAGACGCTGAACTACGCGCTAGGATAGACGCTCTTGCCTTGACCATACATCCTATGATGGCAATGGATGCTTCCCGTATGCCTAGAGGCGCTAAACCTACAATCCAGCCAGGAAAAACTATATTAACCAATGGCAACCCGTCAGAGATACTGCAGCCATTTAACTTTGGTCAAGTCAATCAGATTACCTTTGCACAAGCACAAGCTTTACAAACAATGGTACAGACAGCCACAGGCGCTATTGATTCCGCTGGCATAGCTGGTTCCATTAATGGTCAGTCTACTGCTTCAGGTGTCTCTATGTCACTAGGTGCTATTATTAAGCGTCACAAGCGTACCTTGATTAACTTCCAAGAAGCATTCCTAATACCTTTTGTTACTAAGGCAGCATGGCGTTATATGCAGTTTGAGCCTGAGATGTACCCAGTAGCTGACTACAAGTTCCATACGTCTAGCTCACTAGGTATTATTGCTCGTGAGTACGAAGTTACTCAGTTAGTACAGCTGCTACAAACTATGTCTCCAGACACTCCTATGTATCCTAAGCTGGTCATGTCTATTATTGATAACATGAACCTAAGCAATCGTGAAGAGCTTATTAAGGTACTTGAGCAAGCTAATGCTCCTAACCCTGAAGCTGAACAAGCGGCACAACAAGCAGCACAACAGGCACAGGAAGCTCAGCTGGCTTTCCAAGCTTCACAGTCCGCTGCACTTAATGGTCAAGCACAAGAGTCAGCTGCAAGGGCGCAAAAACTTACTGTTGAAGCGCAGGTCAT